TGCGCGGCGAACCCTATACGCCAGGAGCGGGAGCGGCACCCGGCATGATGCGGCAGCCGATGGCAATGGTGGGCAGGCGGCAAATGGCGACTGCGCGGAAAAAGAAAAAGCCTATGTTTGGCGGTTATGGCGGCGGTTTCCGTTGATAGACCCCGAAAGGAAAAAGGGAATGGCGGGACAGATTAAAAAAGTTGCAATAAAAAAGGTTGAGCCGCTCGAAAAGGCAGATGTGCCGACAGCTGGGGAGGAATACCATCGCAAACAAAAGGAAAAGGAATCAAAAAGCTATGGTGCCGCGGCATGGTCAGGCAACCCGAGCAAAAAGAAGAAAAAGCGCAAAGAAAGGTTGGCGCTTGGCAATAGGCTTTTGAATCAGGCGCGCGCACTGAGGCGCCGGAGATCCAGGATGGCAGAAGCCCTAAACCCGTTTCAAAAACAATAGGAGGATGAACAAATGGCGAAGGACGAATGGCTGGAAAACGAAACCGTTGAAGAAGAAAACACGGAAACCGAGCAGGATGAATCCGAAAAAGAGCCCAAGACAACTATCAGGGTAATTGGTATTCGCAAGAAAAAGAAAAAGAAAAAGCGCGGCGGCGTCGGCGGCGTAGTTGATACTTTGATGCAGCGGCGTAAGCGGATGGAAGAAGCCCTGAAATATTAACCAATATAAACATAAACACTCAACCATACAGGAGTAAGCTATGAATCAAAAAGCCGAGGAAAGGGCCCCCGAGGCGGCCGACAATGGCCGTACAGACAAGGAGAAATTGAACGATATTGGATTAAGTCCGGAAGAATTAGACGCATTGCAGGGCGACGAAGGCGGCCAGGGCGCGTCGGCCAAGGACGATGCCAATAAGGATGTTAAGCCGACCGACGGCGGCCAACAAGCCGCGGCCGGTGATGCTGCTGGATCCGGCGAGGAAAGAGCCCCGGAGGGCGACGACGAGGGCACCGACGAGGGCGCGGAGGGCGAAGCCGAACCAAGCGCAAAAGTGCCGGATCATTTTATTCCAATGGATCGGACATTAACAGAGGATGAGTTAAAGCAGATTGACGAGGATTTGGCAGAGCTCAAAAAGGAATTTGACGATGGCGACGTGGATTTCGAAGAATTTACGGAAAGGCGCCTGGAACTTGCCGAAAAGCAATGGGCGCACCGCCGGGCCGAAGAACACAACATGGAAATCGTGGATCAGCGCTGGAAATGGGAGCGTGAATGGTACTTGCAATCAAACAGTGAGCTGAACACAAACCAGGTAATTTTCGGCGCTTTCGCAGCCCAGGTGAACGCACTTTTAGACGATGAAGATTTTATGTATGCACCAGGCTTTGATCTATTAACGGAAGCGCACAGGCGCGTTGCCGCAGAAATTTCAAGCCTGAACGGGCCCGGAGCTGAAAACTTACCAAGCGGCAGCCAGGCGTCGGGCGCAGAAAAGACCAGCAAGGAAAAGGCGGCGGACGCGATCGCCAGGGCGAAGGCAGCAGAATCCGGGAAAAAGCCACCAGCAACCCTGGCAAAAGTGCCGGCAGCAGGCCAGCACAGAGATCAAAGTCGGTGGGAGGCGATCGACCGGCTAGATGGCGAGGATTACGAAAAGGCGATTTCAAGGCTATCGCCGACAGAGCTGAAAGAGTATGAAGATCACCATTAATCTGAAATACCTGGGGCGAGATGGCCTTAATTACCGACGTTACGCAATCAGAAACGGTCTATATGGACGTTAATGATATTCATATTAAACTTAAAGTCGTCAAGAAAAGCGGCAAAAAGGTTCGGGTTTGCATTGATGCACCGCAAGAGGTGAGCATTGAAAAGCGCGAATCCGATCCAAAAAAATAGAGGCCCTGGTTCAACCCATAGCCACCTGGTTCAAACATAGCCGGGAAGTGGCCATTGAGGGCGCCAAAGATAGGCGCCTGAGAGTGCAGGATGCGAGGCGATAACCTGTAAAAACCACTTAACGAACTATTTTGAATTAGGAGGCTATAAAAATGGCACAAACAATTATCGGAGTTAATGATCCAAAAGCAGTCAAAAAATATTCGGCGTTTCTTGCGGTTGACGTGGCCAGAACGTCTTATTTCAGCCGCAAGTTTTTCGGCCAGGGCGTCGAAAGCGGGATGCCCATCCACGAATTAAACGAGCTGGAAAACGATGCGGGCGAGTACGTTTCTTTTGACCTGTCCATGCAGCTCAAAATGCAGCCGGTCGAGGGCGACGATGTTCTCGAAACCAAAGAGGAAGAATTGAAGTTTTACACCGACGGCGTGTATATCGACCAGATGCGCGGCGGCGTGAACTCCGGTGGCCGCATGACCCGCAAACGCACGATTCACAGCTTGCGAAAGGTGGCCCGCAAGCGCCAATCCGAATGGTGGGCCCGAGTATTCGACGAATTGCATTTTATGTATCTTTCCGGGGCCCGTGGCGTCAACGCGGAATTTGTTTTCCCTGCAACCTATTCCGGATTTGCGGGCAATTCGTTCAGCGCGCCGGATAGCGAGCATATCCAGTACGCCAACAACAAAACCAAGGCGACCCTGCTCGTTTCCGACACCATGAACTTGACCGAGATCGACAAGGCCAAGGCCGTAGCGACCATGATGGGCGGCGGATCCGGCGGCGGAGCGGCAGGAACCGATGGAAATACTCAGACTCCCAAGATCATGCCCATTATGATTAACGGAGAAAACCATTTTGTTTGCGTTATGAACCCGTGGCAGGTTTTTGACCTGCGCACCAATGCGTCTGCTGGCCAGTGGCTTGATATTCAAAAAGCCGCAGCCGCAGCCGAGGGGCGCAACAACATGATTTTCAAGGGCGCCCAGGGAATGTATAACAATGTCGTTTTGCATGAGCACGAAAACGCGATCCGGTTTACCGATTACGGAGCCGCCGGAAATATTGAGGCCTGCCGTGCCCTGTTTATGGGCGAACAAGCCGCGGTATGCGCGTTCGGATCCCCAGGAACCGGCCTGCGTTTTGGATGGTTCGAGGAAACCCGCGACAATGGAAACCAGCTCATCATTTCGACGCACTCAATTTTCGGGATCAAAAAGACCACTTTCAATGGCAAGGATTACGGTATTTATGTCATTGATACTGCTGCAAAGAACCCGACAACCTAACCGGCAGGCATCAAGCGGACAAACAAATATTAATTTTTTTCATTAAAGTTTTTAACAGGAGGTTTTAAAATGACAGAATACATTGCGAACATGGCAGGGCAAACGGCCCCAGGGAAAAGCCCCCATTCGGCTGGCGAGGTTTATGTCAGCGATGGATATATTGACCTGAAAACTGCATTGGTGAAAGACGACTTGATTTCCCTGTGCATTTTGCCGCCGAAATGCGTCCCGCTCGGATTTTCTATCGAGTGCGAGGATCTTGATACCGGCACCGCTATCACCTTGACTGCCGGCCTAAAAACGAGAGCCGGCACCGACTTGATTGCAGGCCATAATTTTTTCGTTGACTCAACTGTGGCCCAGGCCGGCGGGATCAAGGGAAAGGAATGGATCGCAGCGAATTTCGATAATTTGCGCGCGGCCTATTCTCAGACCCAGGAAACCCTTGTGGCGCTTAAAGTTACCACGGCGCCGGCCGGTGGTGGCATCGGCGGCGTGCGCGGAGTTTTGACTTATCGCGCGCAGGAGCAGCAAGATTCTTAACAGTGTACTCCGTGTACACCGTAACCACCAAAACCTGGGGCCCCTGGCAAAACAGGGGCCCCGCAACCAATAGGACAGGAGGCCTTATATGTTGATTAAGTGCACGATGCGCGAAGGCATTACAGAGGCAGACATTGAGGGATTTCGCTATACATTCCGGCCGGACAAAGACGGCAACCCGCTTTGCAGCGTTACAAAAGAGGGGCACATCGAAGAACTCTTAAAGATGGGCCCGCATTGCTACGTCGAATTTAAGCCGGAAAGACCCGTTGAGCAAATGAGCGCCAAGGAAATTTTAGAGGCGCCAGGCGGAAAGTACGAATCCGAAAAGGCCAGGATCCGCGAAGAAATAGCGAAAGCCGATAAGATCGAGGCCAGTAAAAAGGCCCAGGCGTCGCAAAGCCCCGAAGCGCGGCAGGCGGATTTGGAAAAACGAGTCGATAAGCTGGAAAATGATCCGGCAGCGTTTAATAAAAGCGCATCCGTTATAATGGCGGAAAAAAATATCAAGGCATTGATAGGTAGCTTCCAGAAATTAAGCAAACCAAAATTCAGAGAATGGATTGAAATAAACCGGGACGCAATAGGCACCATGCCGCCGGACGTAAAGGCGGCAGTTGCGAAAAAGATCCTGGCAAAATTTAAAGACCAGGATCCTGAAATAGACGGTCTGGATTTAGAAAAATATGCCAAAAGCACCGACGCCACCAATAAAGGACATCGTAATATCAAGTAGGGATCCGGAGCTTGTCCAGATCCTAAAAGATATTAAGCAGACCATCGAGATCCGCGAGGGGCGTTTAGGTGATTCCTGTTTTAGATTTATAGATTATTGCGAGCTTGTCGAATTGCTGGCAGGCGACGAAACTATAACCGTTACTGTATTACCGGCGGCGCATACGCACAATCACGCCGATTTAACAGGCCTGCACCAGGGCGTCGACACCGGCGACAGCCCGACTTTTGCATCTTTAACGATTGTCGGCGCAATCGGCGCGGCGAGCCTAACTGTTCTCGGGGCCCTGGCGGCAAACAATTTGCATCTTTCGGCCGGCGCAACCGTTGACACCATCGAGCCCGCAGTTACAAATGACGCGACCCATATCCCCACCAGCGCGGCAGTTTACGCGGCGATTGCCGGCCTTTCTTTCGATAAAATATCCGAGGGCAATTCCAGCGTTGAGGTCATTGACGCTGGGGTTGGCCGTGTAGACATCACCGTTGACGGCACCCTGGCATTACGGATGCTTGCCGGTAGGATGCAGCTGCCGATCGGATTGCTGGAAACAGATACCAGCGCCCCAAAGGATCTTGAGATTGATTGCGGCAGCCAAAAGACCGTCAAGATCAAACAATCTGTATGGGATGATTTGCGCATAGTGCCGGGCGCGTTTAAATTCGCCGGCAGCGCGGATCCCAGTTTGCAAAATTGGCAACCAGGCGGCAGCGGGGCAACCTTTAAGGTATAGAAATTTAAGAAAAATGATGAGGCCTTTGCCAGCTGCCAGATGCCGCACACCTATAAAGAGGGCACTGATTTAGAGTTTCATATCCACTGGACGCCGGCCAATCGTGGCGTGGCCGAGAGCGGCAATAAGGTTGGATGGAAGGTAGATTATACCATCGCCGACGTGGGCGGCATTTTTGGAGCATCGGCGACCGTCGATTTGAGCGATACCTGCTCGGGCGTCAATGATAAGCACGAGCTGGCCGGATCCGTAACAGTCAGCGGCGCCGGGTTGAAGGTTTCCCATATTATAGTCCTGAGAATTTACCGAACAGATACCGGCACCGACGACACCTGGGCGGGAACAACAAACGCACAATCGCCAGCATTGTTGGAGTTTGACATACATTTCCGGAAAGACACAATGGGATCCAGGCAGGAGTTTATAAAATAGGAGCATAAAATGGGCACAATAGCAGTCGGCCAGGTTATCAACCAGTTTAAAAGAAAAATTCTCGACGAAAGCAACGACGATTTAACAGACGCGGAAAATGTTGGCATTTTTAACAATGTTATCCGTACCATGATTAACCTGGTGCCGAAAATTCACAGCGAAACAAAAGCCGTTAAGCTGGCGCCTGGCATCCTGCAGTTTTTACCAGCGGGGGGCATCGAGCTTGTCGATATTCCGATAAACATGGGCGAAGAAAGCAATACTCCAGGCCCGCCATTAAGGCGAACCACCTTAAAGATTTTCAACGATCTTTATGCTCAATGGCCAACGGATCCGCCGGCAGCAGTTGTTGAGCATTTTATGGAAGATGACAACGAGGATCGTCGTTTTTATACTTATCCGCCAGTTACCAGCGAAAAAGATGTTTATGTCCTGATACAAATGAGTACATTGCCGGCGCCGGTTGTTTATGATGCAAACGGGGATTGGCAGTTGCTTTCAATCCCGGTCGAGGATCAATACATTGACGCGATTTTCAATGGGATGCTTTACCAGTTTTATGATGACGATAGCGACATACCGGGCAACACGCCGCGATCCCAGGTATATTATGGCCGGTTTTTACAAGGATTGCAGCTTGAAGCACAGAAGCCTCGGCAGAGGCAGAGTTGAAACCAATAAAATAATTAGGAGGGAACCATGGCCTTAGTCATTACCGCAAAAAAAGCGTCAGTCGGCAGCGACCTTGAAAGCCTGTACGCAACCGTTAAAAGCATGATGCTGCAGATTGAAAGCACCATCAAGAATTACGACACCATAAGCACCAATTATTCAGAGGATGCCGATTTCAGCGCCGACGAAAAGCACGAAATTACCACCGAGCGCGACAAGGCTTATACCCTTGTTTGGGACGAGGCCAAAAGAATAGTGCCAGGCGGTTTGCAAAAATAGCCTTTAAAAACCAAGGAATAAAGAAATGGCCTGGTATAATTCATCTTGGCAATACCGGAAAAAGATTACGGTTGACCATACAAAGGTCAGTTCGCTTGCCTCAAATTTTCCGGTACTTATCAGCTTAACCGATGCAAATTTAAAGAACACGGCAAACGGTGGGCACGTCGGCAAGTCCAACGGCGGCGATATTCTGTTTACGAGCTCCGACGGCACCACAAAGCTCAAACATGAAATCCAGAAATATGTAAACTCAACCGGCCAGCTCATTGCCTGGGTGAAAGTACCATCTTTGCTATCCTCGGCAGATACCGATCTGTATCTTTATTACGGCTACGCCTCGGCCGGCGACCAGGCGGATCCAACGAACGCATGGAATAACGATTACCGAGCTGTATGGCACATGAACCAGGATCCATCCGGCAGCGGCAAAGTAATATTGGACAGCAAGGGAAGTGGCACAACCTATGACGGCGATCCGAACGAAATGGAATCCGCCGACCTGGTGGCGGGCAAAATCGGCAATGCTTTGAATTTTGATGGGAGCCCCGAGGGAATAGTTTTAGATACCGGCTTGAGCTGGCCGACCGCGGCAATAACCATACAGTTTTGGATAAAACCCGACGCGGCCGGCTACCCGATGGGGCTCTTGATGGAAACCAATAACAACAAGGGCGGTTATGTAAGATACCTCCCAGCGGGGAATTTTAGACTCGGCCTGGGGAACGGATCGTCCCTGGGGGAATTGACAACGAGCAGCACATATTCAACCGGCAGCTGGTACTTGGTTCATTTAACGTGGGACGATTCAGACGACACAATGCGGATATATGTAAACGGCAGCGCCGATTCAAACACATTGACATTGGCGGGCCCGATAGTTTGGGGCGCGAGCTATAAAAATAGTTTTATCGCAACCGCCTGGAATATTACAAACGGGGGCAACCAAAATGGTATTATGGATGAAGTGCGAGTTTTAAACGCGGCCCTACCTTCCGGATGGATCGCCACCGAGTATAATAATCACAATTCACCGAGCACATTTTATTCGGTCGGATCTGAGCAAACTCCACCGATCGGATTTCCGATAATAACTGACGGCATGGCAGGCAACAAAATATTTAGCGCCCTGATTGCGAGGTAAACCATGAATTTAGGAAAATGGGAAATAGACGATTATTTGACCTTTGTATGCAATACGCACAAAGCCGAGGACGGCGCGGCCACCGACGCCGACGCGGCGCCGACATACAGAGTTTATGAGGACGAAACCGGCGCCGCAATTTTGACCGGCAGCCTGGCCAAGCTCGACGATGCC